TCAAAAGCGTTCAACGTCGTCTCACTTGAAAGCAGAGATGACGTAAAGTCGAAGATATAAGTTATAAGCTCTCCGAGTCCAGCTGCGACATACAAAACACCTGTTGCAAGAGGACTGAGTGCAGTTATAACCCTTCCGACAATACTCAATCCAGCAGATATAACTCCGAAAGCAGCCTTGGCAACGGAAAATACACCTTTGAAAATACTCTTGACAATTGCGAGAGATTTTCCTACTTTAGTTATTTCTTTCTTATGTTCCTTTGTTTCTTCAGTATATGAACGCTGCTTTAAAGCATTTCTTGTTGCTTCATCGTAAATTCCGGTTTCCTTTAAGCCTACGCTTTTCTGAAAGGCTTTTAATGCTGCTTGAGTTTCTGGACCAAATATACCATCCGCTCCGTATTTATCAAGCCTTATAGCCGCATCCCCAAGGCCAAGGAGGTGCTTTTGAAGAGCTTTTACTTCTTCGCCTTTCATGCCTTTCTCTATATTATGGGTCCATTTTTCTATACTCTGAAATGGCTTTTTTACAGTAGTTGTCCAGGTTTTTATTTCTTTTGAATACCCTAAGAATTCTCGTATTTTTCCTGTGAAATCGGCAAATGCCTTCGAGGCTTCGATAAGACCACTTGCATCGAGCTCCCCAAATATTTCTTTAAAAGCGGACTTTGCACTTTCTACAATGCCCATTAGAATGGCCCACGTATTGGATAAACCTTCTATGGCTTTCTGGTATCCGGAAATACCATCTTCTCCGCCATCATGCCATCCCTTTAGAATGGAATTTCGAAACTCACTTATCTGATCAGTAAAACCGATAATTGCATCGGAAATTCGAGTAAACAAATCTCCAGCTTCTTCAAGATTGCCAAATAAATACCCAAAGCTTTCCATCCAGCCAGTAGATATAGCGTCCTTTACTGCATCCATAGCCTGAGTAAAGGTGATAGCAATCTTTGCGGCTTCAAAGCCTTTTTTACCAACTTCACTTTCACGATTGGCGTATTCTTCAAATACTTTTACCATTACGTCGCTGGTAAACCAACCAGATGACAACGTGTCTTGAAACGATTTAAAATCGACCATTACTTTATGAGCCTTTTTCCCTGTGCCCTTAATATAATAGCCAACAGTATCACTAACTCTTCCAAGAGTCCCCAGTTCAATAGCAGTTTTTATAATCTCTTCTTTAAATTCTTTGGTGTCTAAGTTCTGATTCATGATACTTTTCCAGTCCATGAGCTTGACCGAACCTGCTGACAAAGCCTGTGAGAAGTTGTACATTGCGATATTGGCCTGAGATATTTCGCCGCCAGCCGAAGCAGTTTCGTTAGCGATACCTTCCATAACGCGTTCAGCAACTTCAAGATCGACGCCAGCATTTACAAATTTGCCAATACTATTGGCCATTGTAGAAAAGTCATAGCTGGTGAGGTCAGTATATTCATTCAGTTTCGCTAATACAGCTTCGATTTCCTCAATTGATTTCTCCGGCATGGCCGACTGAATCATCTGAACAGATTTATTTTTCTTCTCATATTTGTCCATGCCGATCTGGGGCATGGAAGTAATGGCACTTGTAACTTTATGCACCTCATCCAGCGCGAAACTGGAAATCCGTCGGAAGGCTTCCTGTCCAATATTTCCTACCAGTGTGAAGCGACTTGCAATATCTTCAATGCCCTTTGCAATTCCTGAAATATCGAAAGAACTTGCGATTCTTTCAAGATTAGAAAGACTCTCCGCTGATTTGTCAAGCTCCAAAGCCTTCTTAAGTTGCTCCAATGACTGAAGACTTTCCTTCACGCCTCGTTCAAACTGTTCGTTTTTAAATGTCATTTGAACGACTCTATCGTCAGTTGTAGGCATTGTGCGTCACCTCCCACCACACTTTATTAGCAAATGCATCGAACACGGGCTTTAATGCCGGATTAATATAGTCAATTCCCTTAACATAAGCACCGGATCCAGTACCATGCCCTTGCTGAATTAATATGGCGACGTTTGCGCCGTCATTTCGGTTTGAGTTATTCCATGATATGGTGAAACCTTCTTTGGTTTCTTCAACGGAATATGACCACGATTCTGCGGTCTTGCCAGTTTTCTTTGGAGTGGCCTCTTGAAGGGCTTTTACTCCAGCCTCGCCAATGTCGTTAAACAGCTTTGTATACTCCCGCTTAACGGCATTCTTTAAAAACTGGGTTGTAAGTTTAAAGTTTCCCTTGTGTGTTATCTTAATCAACGTGATCACCCATTCGAAGCAAATTTCTTCTTTCTTGCAGCATTAAGCGCAGCATTCCTCGCGTATATATCTTTTCTTTTCATTTTCTTCGGAGGCTGACTCTTTATTTCACAAATCTTAATGAGTGTCATCAATCGATTAAAATGCCACTTTTCGCATTCTTTTGGTATGTTATAGGCTATCATCCAATAGTAAATTAATTCAGAAGTCACCGATTGACCGCTGCTTGTCTTTTTTTGTCTCTCGTTGAACCAAGTAGCGGTCATACTGTCTGCTATATAGTCATTAATTTGCCGATAAACGTCCTGAGGAATCCATTGCAGATACATTGGATCAACTTCTTTGCCAACGCACATACAACGTATATAATCGGCGGATTCTTCAGGACTTTTATCCGCCTTATCCAGAAATGGCTTCTTCCATTTTGATTCCCATTTCGAAATGGAGATGAGAGAATGCTCAAGATTGAGTTTTTGCTCATCCATATACTGAAACTCTTGCTTTTCCTGGTCAAAGAATTCTCTTGCCGGAAGTGTAATTTGTAGCATTCATCTCACCTCCTACTCTTGTTGTTTTTATCCGGGTATCATGGCGCTTGCAGCAGGACTCGAAATATTCTTGGGCACTTGCGGAATGATGCCATTGAAGAACTTGGTAGCCTCATCTGCATTGCTCGAAAGCTCCATGAACAGTTCAGAGTAAGCTTCTGTACTTGCGAACCTTGCTGAGATTTCAGGAGACTTATAGAAATACTTTCCATCAGGGGATTTCTCGCCATAAGCCTTGAGAATCAGTTCTTTAAAGGTCTCAACTATCTTCTTGTTGTCCTTGGCATCGATAATACTCTGTATGGTCTTTTCGAGACCGCCGCTTGCACTGAGTTCCATCTCCATGCACTCGGCCTTTGTCAGGTTGAAATAGAAAGGCTCTTCCCTTTCATTTCCGTCGAAGTCAGTATACTTGATAACCTTCTTGATCATTTTTTTGCAGCTCCTTTCATAATAAGGCAGTCCTGCCAATGTACAGGACTGCCTGTGATGCGAATTTAACCGTTTAAGTTGTGGCGAATATCTCCAGGACTCTATCGGGACTGGGCAATGTCGCAGGTGCCGCTTCTGTGCCGTACAGTGCCGCCTCGAGCACACCAAGTTTGGTAGCGTCGCACTTCGTCGAATCGATCACGATAGACGCTGTGGGCTTACCGCCAGTCACAGGAACAGGGTTAGTATCGATATCCCAAGACATGCTGATGGCATCGGGGTTATCGTTCACTGACTCAAAGTTCTTTTCAGAAGGCGATGCGGTAGCATTGTAGATCAGGTGCAGCTTATAACCATGAGACTCATAGTTTTCGGTGTCGCTTCCGACCAGAGTACGGTAGCAAAAGCCGAAAGACTTTCGAGGCTGCTGTCCGATGTATACACCTTCTGCAACCGTTTTTGAGCCGTCACAGTCATAAAACTCATCAGGGAACATATAGGCTTCGATCGTAGCACCGAAGGTCTCAGCAGAACGCAAAGTTGCGTACTTAATGTTATCGGCATACAATTCGTTCGGTTCAGCACCGTCAGGTTTTTCATTTACAGCAGTCAGTCCATTCCAGACAACGCCGTTTCCATAGGTTCCGTCAGAATTCTGAACGTACAAAACGCCACGGTCTACACCAGTCTCATACAGACGTTCAGATGTCTGATCCCATTTAAGAGGATAAGTAGTGGCCATTGTTGTGTCCTCCCTTTAAATATAGTAGGCTTTTAATTATAGATTTTGTATGAATAGTGATAAAGATTGTCACTCTCATACGTCCGGTTCATGCTGCACATCGGAAGTTTAGCAATGAGAATCTTTGTCTTATCATCTGGATCTCGAGTAATATAGGTCAAATCATAGACCCCATATATCAGATACCCTATATTGTCGGCGGGACGCTTCTCAATGCCTGTAAATTCATAGATGATGCAAGGGTATTTGAGCATAAACCCGGTTGGAGGCTGAAAGTATACATGCTTGCATAGAGCGTTTAGCCGATCGCTAAGGATTTGTCGCGACTTCACCGTTGTATACACCTCCAAGCGTAATGATCAGACGAGGGCGCTTGGCAGTTACCGATGTGGCCTTCCAAGCAACCCCCATCCATTTGACATAACGCAGGGCATGCATGTGCTGGTAGGCATAAGCGTCTGCCACGATGCTAACGCGATTATTAAACTTCACATCGTCGTTTACGCCCTCACCATTTTCCAGACGTCTGCTGATCTCCTCGACATCGCCCCTATACATCTTTTCAACAGGAACATTCTCGTAGATATCAAGGCCGGTCTCCCGTGTCTCTATGTATCCAACAGCTCCGTAAAACTTTGCCATGCGCTATGTCACTCCCATTTTGATTTAGTCGAGACTAACTCAGGGGTTCGCAGAAACGGGCTTCTTCAGCACGATGGCAGAGTAGGGCTTGATCAGAGCGCCGGAGATGCGGGTCTCGATCAGGTACTTCTGCTGGTTGAAGTCGATGTC